CTATGTCTCGGGGCGCAGGCAGGATGGATAACGTTAGTAGCGATAACATCTGTAAAATCGCTCTCCCTGATATTGACGAATTTTGCATAGTCGATATCGAAGACCAAGTTTTAGTGGCTGCTTTGAAATGGCATGCTGCTAAGGGTAGGAACACTACCTACGCTAGAGCGTATATCGGTGATGGTGCGTATATCTACATGCACCACCTACTGATGGGAACGCCGATAAGAGGATACGTGGTAGATCACATCGACGAGAACGGTTTGAACAATAGGCGGTCTAACCTGCGTGTCATCACTCATGGCGATAACATACGCAGAGCGTCCAAGACTTCAGGGGTATCGTTCCTTAAGCGGTTAAAGGCAAGACCGTGGAAAGCGGAAGTAAAGATCGACGGGGAGCGTTATCACGTAGGCTACTTTGCCACGGAAGAAGAGGCTATAGCAGCCAGAAACAGTTTTCTCGTAGAACGTGGTAAGGAGGTTAGTGGCCTTGACAAGTGACTCGGAATCTGCTAGTGTCCCGTCTACTTCACCGCACGAAGGAGCCGCACGTAAGTACTACGAAGTCCTCTTAACGGGTGCTAACGAAGAAGACATAGCTGGCACTCGTCTACAGGTTTTCAGGGGGTACTACGGAGAACAGTTCAAGCTAACGGGTCTACCGCAATCACAGTATCATCCCGCTAAACAGCTTCTTGAGTATAACGGGGTTATCGAAGTGATAGAGCGGTCGTGGCGTCGGACTCCGGGTGCAGTGGTCTTGCATCCAATGGCAGCAATGTTAAGGCCAGTCCCGAAACGAGCGAGAGACTTGACAGCTACGGAAGAGTTTGCTACTCTTCAGGAACGGATAGAGAGACTTGAAAATTTGGTAGGTGGCGTTCATCTGCCAAGTGTGCTACAAGAGATAGCACACCGCCTAGACGAGAGGGAGGCACCCAATGGCTAGGCAACGTAAGTCAACTGCAACTGCTACTGAGCCAGAAAACGGAAGGGAGGGAAACAAAATGGCAGGAGTTCTCGACGCTGCAAAGATTCAGGAGCTGCTTCAGGCTGGTCGTACGCGGGGTGCGTACGGTACGGTGCTTAGCGACTTCCTGAGTTCGGGTGAGGCTGGTATCGAGGTCGATCTTACTAGTGGCCCTATCGCTGGTAAGTCGTCCAAGCAGGCGAAGACCGGTCTTGACTCTGCGCGCAAGCGCACGGACGAGAAGGGGAAGCTCGTCTACGACGGTTCGCAGAACGTTCGGGTTATTGAGCAGGACGGTCACGTCTACCTCATTAACACCGGCGCTGCAACGGAAGACGAGGAGTAACACAGTTAAGGGGTAGTCTTCGGGCTACCCCTTACTGTTGTGCTTAGCTGAACGCAGGGCACTACTGGTACCGGTAACGCTGATAGGCTAAGCACAACAGTAGGGAGAACCTTGACAAGAGAATGAATGCGAGGGAGGCTCGGAACGACGCGGGGTTGATCGCCTGCTGGAAGTCCTATATCGCATTCAGTGCTTAAGGGGCAAAGATTCCGACTAACCCTTTAAGCTACTAAGACACGTAGAGAGCGGGGCTGTGAGCGGGAGGCTCTAACTAACCTAGTCCGGTTAGCAGCGTCACTACTAAAGGGGGCAACGGTATCATCCCCTCGATATCGACCCCCGGCTAAGGTAAACACTACATCGCTCACCCTTAGCCAATATAACGTAGCTGAATGAGACTGTACGATTGGAGCGGGTACCCGTTCTAGAACAGGCGAGCCACGTACAGTCTCATTGAGCTACGTTGTCTAACCGTATTCTGCCCCAACGCCCGTTAAGGGCGAGAGCAACGTGCCGCACGTTGTCAGGGATACGGACGGTAGCGTAGCTCAATAGTCTCCGTACCAGCCATATCTCAGGGGTGAGCTGGTCAAGCCGGGTGTCGGCATAAAGGCACGGATGCCCTGACGCCACATAGGGATGGTAGTCACGCTGACTCCGGTACCTAACCTATGGGTGATAACGCAAACCCGGACGCGCAGGGGGGCATGGCGACAAAGATGCCCCATTAGCACAGAAGGGAGGTGTTACGTGCTATTTCTTGTTTGTCGTAAGGACGGGGTTGAAGGTAAGGTCAGAACCAGTGAGTTGTGGCCTACGCTTGTTGAAGGTGAACCCAACGAAAGCGCCGCAAGTATCGTTAGACGGGCACTCGATACTATGTGGCCTGGGTACAATCCGGTCAACAAGTCGTACTACGTTGTGCCGATGTTGGAAGCACAGCTAGTAACGTTTAAGCCGAAGCAAGACTACGAAGTCGTCACTACCCCTGTAATGCAGTACGGTGACGAAATCGGAGGTAGACGTGGATAAGCTCTTTCCGCTGGTATGGGAAGGTAGTATCGACCACAAGCTAGGCTGGCTTATCGAGCTTGGCGTAGTTGTGTTCGTTAACTGTCTCATCCTAGCAATGTACGTGTTTACCGCTTGTTTCATCGTATGGCTGTGGTTCGGCGGTGCCCTGTGAGAGCCGCTAAGATAACCGCCGTCATCCTCGCAGTACTGTTGTACGTGCAAGCCTGGTTCAACGTGGCTAGCGAGAATTACGCACAAGCAGTGGTAGCAGGTCTTCTCATGTTTACCCTGCTTATCGGTGCTAGTCACCTTGACAGCGAGTGAGGTTTGTGCTAGCTTGAGTGGGCGTCCCTTGCCGGGGGTGCCTGCGAGAATAGGGCTTATCCGACGAAACGATCTGTGCGGGTCGTATACCGGGTAAGCCCTTTTCTCTTTTTTGTCAGCTAACAGGAGGTAACAGTCCTGATTGTCCTAGCTGCCATACTAGCGGCGCTGGTGTTAATACCGTCAGCGAGCGCAGAGCAACAGTCAAAGACGCAGGAGCAAGTGAGTAAAGTAGATACAGTTAAAAAGGTAGCATGTCCTAGCCTTAGAACTGCTATCCGCTTTTACAGAGGTAAGGTGTGGTTCTACCAGACGAAGCTCGGTTACCACAGAAGTCCTACCTACTACCCTGAACGTAAGAAGTACGCTTGTGCCTATAAGCGGTTCGTAATGACTAGCTGGCGAGGCCAAGCGAAAGAGTACCGCATAGAGTACAAGAAGTACCAGCGTGAACATCGCCACCCTAAGTGGATTGCGCTTGATCTACTTAACGGTAACAGGGAAGAGTGGAGTTGTCTCATGTACATCGTTAGCAAGGAAAACGCTACGATGGATCCAACGCTCGATTTCGGGCATGGGCACGGTAACGTGTATGAGGCGTATGGTATCCCTCAAGCCTATCCGGGTACTAAGATGGCTAGTGCTGGCCCTGACTGGCGTACCAACCCTAAGACCCAGTTGCGCTGGATGATCGGTTACTGCCGTGGTAGGTATGGCTCGCTTTGCGGAGCTGCCTACAACCGGCGAGTGTACGGAACGTATTAAGGAGTTCTCCCCATGTTTGGTAGGTTGTTGTGTAATCTCGGCCTACACCGTTACGAGTGGCGCGGCAGAACCGAGACTGACCCCGATACCAAGATGCAAGTTCTTAAGGACGAGTACCGCTGTAAGCGTAAGGGCTGTCCTCAGTCTCACTTCTGGCACGTCGCTAACGTAGATAAGGTGCGACAACCCTGGTAGAGTACTGTCCATCGTGCGGTGACGAGGTTGAGCGACTTAACCCGTTTACCGGGTGGTGTGCAGCATGCTCGGCGTTAGAAGGTTACGTGGATGACCAACCTAACCGCAGAACAGCGTGGTTAGAGCGTAACGCAGATAAGATCGAAGACTACATGCTTCGTGGTATACCGCTCTCGGATGCCATGAAGATGGTTAGACGAGATAACCGGCCTGTCTGCCTGTGCTGTGGGGACGTTATTCTCTATGGCACAGGCGGCAGGCATCTTTTTTGCAATAAGCGGGTTGAGTGTCGTAAGATGCGTAGGCGCTACAAGTACCTAGTGTACGATAAGGGTTTGGACAAAGATACCGCCCTTAACGTCGTGCTTGACAAAGCAGCCTGAATCTGCTACTCTGCCCCAACAATGAGGGCACCAGTTCTCTTTACCCGGCAAAGGGGTTAACATGGCTAACGACGAATACGAGTACGTCGAGGTAGATTTCCTCGGTAAGACCATGACTGTCGGCGCTCTGCGTGATGCGCTGCTTATGCTTGACCAGTCACTTCCTGTGATTACCGAAGGTTGTGACTGTAACGGCGAAGCGTTCTCCGTCGAGGTTGAACACGGCGCTTGCTACATTAGACGCGCTCCGATTGTTGAGAGCAGCGAAATGCGTGAGCGAGCTAAGGCAAGAGCCGATGCAATCCGTAACATGCCGGACGTGATCTAATGACTAAGACCGTTGACAAGCTTACACCTGCCGACTGGCAGCGTATGGACATTGCGGAGCTTATCGACCGCAACGAGTCTGCAAACTGGTCGGACATGGGTTGCTACAAAACCTCCACAGCACTGTGGACGCATGACTACAAGGTGAAGCGCGATAAGATCGACGTGCCTTCTATCCTGGTCATTACCAACAGGTCAGGTAAGGGTGCGTTCTTCCGCGATATCCCTAAGACCACTGACGGCTACACGATCCTGAACGTTGACACCAATAAGGTGTCTATGGTTATCGGCGGTCGTAGCCTGAAGATCGGCAAGGATTACCCCGCCGAAGTGAAGGTGCCGCATATCACAGTTACGCACTACCACGTCTTCCAGAAGTGTAACACCGGTAAGACTCAGGAGTGCCCGGACTGTAAGGGTATCGGCCTACAGGAGTTTAGGTGGGTACGCAACAAAGAGGGCAAGATGGACAAAGTGGGTATCCCCTGCGATACCTGCAACATGAAGGGTAATCTGCCTCTGCCCGATACTCAGGGTGACCGCCTGCTTAAGAAGCATTGGGACGTTGTTATCGTAGACGAAGCCCACAGGATGAAGAACCCTGATACCCACTGGACTAAGAACATCAAGAAACTGAAGTGTACCTATAAGCACATTATGACAGGAACGGGCTTTATTAACCGTCCTGACGAAATCTTCAGTCTGTTGCAGTTTCTCGATCCTCAGAAGTATACATCGTTTTGGGACTTCCGAGGGTACTTCTGCGAGATTGACGATTGGAGCGGTTGGGCCGTCGTTAAGGGTGTCTTGCCTCATCGCAAGGACGAGTTCCGTAAGCTCGTTAGAGAGTTCGGCCCTCGACGTGAGAAGACTGAGGTACTTAAGCACCTTACCGAACCTGTCTACGAAGAGAAGGTTGTGGCGCTCTCACCGACACAGCGCCGCATGTATAACGATATCAAGCACGAACTGGAAACGCTCGACCAGCAGGGCTATCCGATTACCAGCCCGAACGTGTTGTCTCAGCTTAATCGGTTGAGGCAGGTTTGTGTGGCTACGCCGGAAGTCGTGTCGGAATACTACGACGAGAAGGAAGAACGGCGCGTTATCGAGATTAAGCTGGTAGAACCGTCATCGAAGCTCGACGCCTTGATGGAGGTCTTGGACGGTTTGCGGTGGGACGACGAATCTCGCCAACAGATCGTTGTCTTCTCTAACTTCAACGATCCGCTGGAACTGCTGACTAAGAGACTTGAGACAGCTAAGGTACCGTACATCTGGATGCAGGCTAAGGACAACGACGATACCCGCTTCCGCAAGTGGTATCAGGATTGGCCGACGAAGGAACACCAAGTCTTCCTTAGTACCGTTAGCCTGGGTGGTGAATCTATCGACCTTACCTCCGCTCAGTACGTTTGCTTCCTCGACCAGTCTTGGAGTCCGAAGGACAACAACCAGGCGCGTGACCGTATCTGGCGTCCTGGGCAGGTTAACACTCCCGTCGTTATCAACCTCTTCGCCGAAGACACGGTTGACTACTACGTGCTGGATAAGCTCAAGACTAAGCAGAACTGGTTTAACGAAATCTTCGGTCGAGAAAACACCACAGGACTTGAAAGCGAAGCTATGTCCGATGCCCTCAACATCGCCTTCGGTTAGCAGCATGAAGCGCGATCTACCTAACCTGTTTACGGAGGACGAGGAAGAAGCGTTCTTCTACGCAATGGCAGAGCTAGACTTGGTTGACGCCGACTTGATCGAAACGAAGCTTAAGCACGTTAACGAGCTACTACCCATTCTCAAAGACGAGTGGGAAAATGACATGCTTATCGGTGACGCAGGCGACTTGCTCAAGAAACTAGGTGTAGTCGCGTGAGTACACTGGCTATCGGTGATTGGGCGGTTCTTCCACTTTCGGTGGCTCTGCGCGATCTGAAGGATGCCGACCATCTAACGATTACACGCCGACGTAACGGGCCGCGTGTAGAGATGCTTCTTATAGAGGCGGTCATGCCTGACGGGTCTACTAAGGAAGTTGGAGTCTACGAACCGGAAGTCGAGGTATCGCAATGAACATGCGTAAAACGATAGACGACGTTCTTACGGCTGTTATGGCTGTGTTTCTTACGTGGTGGACGGTCATCGACCATAGCGTGTTTGCGGCTTTTGTCCTCGGCGCGTTTGTCTTCCACTACTTCGACCTCTGGATGGAAAGGCGGGAAAAGCGTGGAACGCACACTACAGACGATAGTTGAGGATGATCGCACTAACTTCCAGAAGG